CACCTGTGGCCACTGCCAGGCGATAGTGATCGTGCCAGCCCGCGCTTCGGTCGGCGGCTATTGCCGGGTCTGCAATCGCCTTGTCTGCGAAAAATGCGCCTCGGCGCAACGGTGCGCGCCGTTCGAGCAGCAGCTGGAGCACAATCTGCGCAAGCAGGCTTATCTGGCGGAATGGTGATTTCGGATGACCACGACGACTGTTTCCAACACCACGGAGCTTAATTCGGCCCTCTCGACCGCTGTAGGCGGCGACCTGATCCTCATGAACCCGGGCTCTTACGGCCAGGTGACGATCAACAATGTGTTCACGTCCGAGGTCCGCATCAGGGCCGCAAATATCGGCTCCCCTCCCCAGATTACCGACCTGAACATGACAAACGCCGAGTTTGTCGGGTTCGAATACATGGATTTCTTCTGGGGCTTCGACCCGGAGACCAACAGCAATACTGTGCCGATCATCAGCATTAGTGGCGTAGACAATATTCGTTTCACCGACTGCCTGGTTCACGGGATCATCGCCTTCAACGCAGCCCAAGGTGCAGAGATCGAATACGGCAGGGGCTTTAACATAGTTGGCGCGTCAAGTAATGTGACAATAGACCATTGCGAAATTCACACCCTGTCGCAAGCAATTTCAGCAGGAAACGGCGGGTCATTTCTGACCATTTCAAACAACTACATCCATAATGGCTCAATCGATCATATAATCATGACCGATATGCAAACTGTACTGATCGAATTAAATCATATCCAGCTTCTCAAGGAATTCGCGCCGTCACACGCCGATATGTTGCAGGTCGCAAGTAGTGATACAGTTCCTTCCCTCGACAACATGACAATCAGGAAGAATTTCTTCGATAGTCACTCCGCAAGCGGGAGCGCGGTCCATACGATCTTCGCGCGCAATCTGCGCTATGAATTAAGCCAGGCCGCTGCCGACCGCTACGACGGCTGGGTGATCGAGGACAATGTCATCTTCGGAAACCATCTGCACGGGATCAACATGGGGGAGGCGTCGAACCTGACCGTTCAACGCAACACGCTCCTTTACGACGTCTTTGCCGCCGATCCAGGCTCGGTTCCGTCTATCGAGATCGGGGAGGACACCACTGTCACGCTGGTTGACGATAACGTTGCCGAGGGGGCCGTGGCAGTCGGCGCTGGCACGACCGGCACCATCAACGCGAACTACCTGGTCCAACGCACCGATAGCGAAGCGGCGGGCTACTACGGAACCGACCTTGTGAACGCGCTGGTCCAAAACCCGACGATAGACGGCCTCCAACCCAAGCCCGGAGGCGGGATCGCCACGGCTGGAGCAGGGGCAAACCTGACCCCCGCCGACCTGGCCAATGTCGGCATCCGGAAGGTATTCGGTGGCAGCAGTCCGGGCGCGCGGGCCAGGGCGGGCCACACCGGCCGGTGGAGGATGCGGTAATGGCGTTTCCTTCTCCGGCAGCCACAAACACTTCGTCCTCAAGCACCGCCACCACTTCGCACACAGTCGCGCTTCCGGCTTCCATAAGCGCGGGCGATCTGCTGGAAGTGTTCTTTGTTGTGCCAAGTTTCAACACTATAGACACTCCACCCGGCTGGACGCTGATCTATAGCGCCGTAGAAAACATTGAAGACTCGCACCTATGCGCCTATTTTGCCAAGATCGCATCAGGTAGCGAGGGGGCCTCTGTCACAATAACGATAGGCTCGTCGGCAAAAAGCGCGCATGTGTCCTTGCGCACAAATGCGGCCGATTGGCACGGGACTACCTTGCCGGAGGCTGAAACGGCAGTGCCCACGATCAATACAACCACGCCTGACCCGCCGGGATTGATAGTGTCCTGGGGGCTTGGCGACACCCGGTATATGGTCCTGCTGTCCGCTTCCCGCGCCGACCGGACCGTCACAGCCTGGCCGACAGGTTATACCGGCGGGCAGATTACCAGCCTGTCGGGCGGAGGAGGGTCTGCGGGCTCCAAGTGCACGGCCTTTCTCGCCTGGCGCGAGTTTGCCAGCGGTGGCGACAATCCTGGCAATTTCACCGTCAGTGCGCTTTCCGACACAATCGTCAACACCATCGCGGTGCGCCCAGCCGCTGCCGCTGCCGCCGACGACCTGGCATGGGAACCTGTCTATGTCGTGCCGGTCCGGGAGCCTGTGCTCGTCATCCGGGCCGACTTCACCACCATCGTCGGCGCCGGGGCGCAGTCGATCCCGGTCGATCTGGACGCCGGGTCGTACACGCTGACCGGGGCGGATCTCGGCATCCTGCGCACGATTCCGGTCGCCCTGGACGCGGGCACCTACACGCTGAGCGGCCCGGCGCTGACGATCACCGAGGAGGTCCTGGTCGCGCTCGACGCCGGGTCCTATGCGCTGAGCGGCCCGGACATCGCGGTCCTGGCCGACCGCGTCATGGCGCTCGACGCCGGGTCGTACACGCTGACCGGGGCGGATCTCGGCATCCTGCGCACGATCCCTGTGGTGCTCGATTCCGGGTCCTACGCGCTGACCGGGCCGGACGTCGCCGTCGACATCGTCATCCCGGTCGATCTGGACGCCGGGTCGTACACGCTGACCGGGTCGGATCTCGGCATCCTGCGCACGATTCCGGTCGCCCTGGACGCGGGCACCTACACGCTGAGCGGCCCGGCGCTGACGATCACCGAGGAGGTCCTGGTCGCGCTCGACGCCGGGTCCTATGCGCTGAGCGGCCCGGACATCGCGGTCCTGGCCGACCGCGTCATGGCGCTCGACGCCGGGTCGTACACGCTGACCGGGGCGGATCTCGCGGTCCTGGCCGACCGACTCATGGCGCTCGACGCCGGGTCCTACGCGCTGACCGGGCCGGACGTGCAGATCCTGGTCGCTGGTCAGGTCAATCTGGAGACCGGCAGCTACGCGCTGACCGGGCCAGACATCGCGGTCCTGATTGACCGCCAGGTCGATCTCGCAGCCGGCAGCTACACGCAGACCGGGCCGAACATCGCGGTCCTGGCCGACCGCGTCATGGCGCTCGACGCCGGGTCCTACGCGCTGACCGGGGCGGATCTAGGCATCCTGCGCACGATCCCTGTGGTGCTGGCGGCCGGCACGTACACGCTGAACGGGTACGACATCACGATCACGCGCAGCGTGTCGGTTGCCCTGGATGCGGGCGCCTACACGCTGAGCGGCCCGGAGATCGACATCGCGCTCGACCTGATCTTCTTCGCCGATCCGGCCCGCACCCTGATCGCGCGGCGCCCTGGCGCCGCCGCTGTTGCCATGACCCGGACCTTCATCGCGAGGCACTGATGCCCCATGTGCTGCAAACCCCCGGCGAGGCGCTGACCTGGTCGATCGACTGGACCGAATGGCTGGCGAGCGCCGACACCATCGCCTCGGCGACCTGGTCGATCACGCCTTCGGCCGGAGTGACCGTCACCGATCTCGGCGAGACCAATCCCCTGTCCAGCGCCCGGGTATCGGGACTGACCCGTGGCCAGCAATACCTGCTGACCTGCGACATGCTCAGCACGCTCGGGGAGACAGGGCAGCAATCGATCAGCATCCGGTGCGACCACAGATGACCAGACACAGGAGATAACCCATGGCCGACCTCGCAATTACCGCCTCCGCCGTTCTGGCAGGGGCGAACGCCACCAAGGCTTCCGGCACCGCCGGCGCCACCGTGACCGCCGGGCAGGTGGTCTACAAGGTCGCCGCGACCGGTCGCTATGCGCTCGCCGACGCCGACCATGCCACCGCCGCCGTGCGCCAGCCCGCGGGCATCGCGCTCAACGGCGCGTCGGACGGTCAGCCGATCGATATCATCACGGCGGGCGACCTGACGGTGAACGCGGTCCTGACGGCGGGGACGGTCTACTACCTTTCGCCCAGCGCCGGCGGCATCGCGCCGCTGGCCGACGTTCTGTCCGGCGATGACGTGGTGGTGATCGGCATCGCCAGATCGACCACGGTTCTCAAGGTCGCGATCCAGATCCCGGGCGTCACGCTGTAACATGCTCCGGGCCGGACGCCTCAACAAGCGCGTCGCGTTCGCGCGGCGCGACTCCACCGCCGACGCCTATGGCAACGTCTCGGCTGGCGGCTGGACGGCGCTGTTCACCGTCGCCGGTGGGCTCCGGGAGAGCACGGGCCGCGAGCGTATCCAGGCCGGCGCATTGCAGGCGCCCATGGCGGCGATGCTTACCGTCCGGTCTTCCAGCCTGACGCGCCTGCTCACCGAGGCCGACAGCGCCGTGATCGACGGGGTGCGGTGGAACATCCGGAGCATCGCCAATCCGGATCAACGCAATCAGCGGCTCGAGCTGACGGTTGAGCGGGAGGTCGCGAACTGATGGCAAAAAACGTGGTCAGTTTCAAGGGACGGCGCGTTGTGCGGATCGAGGGCCTTGAGGAAGTGCGCAAGGTGTTCCGGGACCTGTCGCCCATGGCCATCGGGCGCATCACCAATGCGCTCAACACCGGCGCGGCGGAAATCCAGGCGCTCGCCAGGACGCTGGTTCCGCAGTCGACCGGCGAACTGCGCGACGCCATCGAGATCCGGGACAACCTGGAGGGGTTCAACGCGACGGGCATCGTCGGCGCGCTGAGTGTCGGGACCGGCAGCGATGCGGCCCGGGGTGTGCAGCGCTTCATCGGTGTCTATCCGGCCAAGCGCGGCTCGCCCGGCTGGTATGGCGCCTTCGTCGAGTTCGGCACGTCGCCCCGGGTGAAGGGCCAGAAATTCACGCAAGCCTCCGGGCGCCGAACGAAGGTGGCGAGGGACACGCATCCCGGCACCGCCGCCAGGCCGTTCCTGTTCCCGGCCTACAACTTCCTGCGCCGCCGCGTGCGCGCCCGCATCGCGCGGGAACTCAACGCCGGGATCAGGGCGCTTGCGAAGCTGCGCCGGGCCGCATGACATGGACAGCACGCTCGAGCTGCAAAAGACCCTCGTCGCCCTCCTGAAGGCCGACGCGACGCTCGCGGCCATCGTCGGCGCCCGCGTCTACGACACGCCGCCACAGGACCCGGCCTATCCCTACGTGTCGTTCGGGCCATCCAAGGGGCTCTCGTGGGATACCGATACCGGACTCGGCTGGGACGCCTCGCTTCAGATCGACACCTGGTCGCGTAAGCCAGGACGGGTCGAGGCGGCGCAAATCATGACGGCGATCAACGCGGCCGTACACCGCTCCGACCTGTCGCTGGATACGCAGGTCTCCTGCCTCGCGCTGCACGACTTCAGCACGATCCTGCCGGAAGACGACGGCGTGACAACGCACGGCGTGCAGCGCTTCCGGTTCCTGACCCACAGCTAATCACCCTGACCTTGAAGGAGACCTGAAATGTCCGCTGGTTTCACCTTTCTGCTGAAGCGCGGCGACGGTGCCACGCCGACCGAAGTCTTTACCACTGTCGGCGCGCTGCGCGGCAAGACGCTGACCATGAACGGCAACCCCATCGACGTGACCACGGACGATGACGTCGACGGCAACAACATCCTGTGGACGGTGAGCGAGGTCGGCGTGCATTCGTTCGAGATCTCCGCAAGCGGCATCTCGAAGACCTCGAACAAGGCGTCGGTGCAGGCGGTGATGGACGACTTCCTGACCGGCGTCGCGACCAACTACCAGACCGTCATTCCGATCTTCGGCACGTTCCAGGGCGCGCTGGTGGTCACGGCGTTCAACATCACGGCGCAGCATGACGGGGCCATCGAATTCGACCTCACGATCCAGAGCAACGGCGCGCCGGCCTTCACGCCGGAGCCTTGATGACCTGCGAAGTCACCCTTGACATCTGCGGGCGGCGAATCGCGCTCGCCGTGCCATTGGGGGCCTGGGAAGAACTGGCCCGGGCCGGCCATGACAAGCCGCTGACGCTGGAACGGGCGCTGCGCGAGGGTACCTGGACTCTCGCGCAGGCCGTCGATGCGTTCGGGATCGCGCTGAAGCACGGCAAGTCCGGCTTGGCCGCGTCGGAAGCCATCGCCGCGCACGGGCTGCTGGCCTGCGCGCAATTCGCCCATGCCGCGGTGATCGCCGGGCTTGTTCCGGACGAGGACGGCGCAAAAAAAAACGACGCGGAGCCGGAGCCGGAAGCGACGAAGAGCCCTTCCGGATAGGCAACTACCTTGAGATCGGCGGCATGATGGGCTGGCACCCGGACCAGACGCGCAGGTCCGGCATGGCCGACTTCCGGGCGTGCTATCGCGGCTGGATGAAGGGTCAGGGCGTTGATCCCGACGAAACCGTGCGCCCGACGCTGGACGATCTCGACGACTTGCTGGCGCGCTATCCTGACTGACAAGGGAGAGTATCATGGTTGAGGAAGTCGGCGCCCTCAGTGTCAGGCTCAGTGCGTCCATCGCGGACTTCCAGCGCGGCATGAAGAGTGCCGAGCGTTCCCTGGCCATCGCCGCCAGGAAGATGGAAGATCGGGGGAGCAGGCTGGACGAGAGGCTGCAAGGCGTCGGGAAGCGATTCGGCGTTGGTCTGGCCGCGCGAATTGTCAGCATTACCGCCGTATTGGCGCTGGCCCGCAAGGGGTTCAACGATCTGGTCAGTGCGTCGGACCGGACAAAGCTGCTGACCGGGCGCTTCGAGGCCCTGACCGGATCCGCCGAGCGGGCCGGTCAGATGATGCAGGCGGTTTTCGACATTTCCACGCGGGCCATTGCGCCGGTCGATGCGGTCGGGCAGGCGCTCGCGAAGTTCACCGCCGTCAACGAGTCCATCGGCGCGACGGACGAGCAGTTGCAGCAGTTCACCGAAAACCTGATCAAGCTCGGGCAGATCGGCGGCGCGACCACCAATGAAATGAGTTCCGGTCTGTTGCAGATCGCGCAGGGCTTCGGTGCTGGCCGCCTGGCGGGCGACGAGTTCAAGGCGGTCAACGAGGCGATGCCGCTGGTGATCAGGACAATCGCGAAGGAACTGAAAAGGCTTCCCGGCGAAATGCGGCAACTCGCGGCGGATGGCGAGATCACGGCGGAGGTGATGCTCCGGGCGCTGCTGAACGCCACCGACGAAATCCGCGCCGCCTTCGACAAGCTCCCGCTGACGTTCGGCCGCGCGACGCAGAAAATGGAAACCGCGTGGGAGCGGTTCCTGGCGTCGATCGGCAATACCGACGAGATCGTGAAGGCCGTCGAAGCGGGGAGCAATGCCCTCGACTTCCTCACCGACCGGATCACTTTCACCGATCAGGTTCAACTCGACGGGATCGTCGCGGAAGTCGCCCGGGTCGAACAGCAGGCCATGGACCTCGAGGCCGCGATCGATGCGGCGCGGCTCGAAGCCGTCGAGCTGATCGAAGCCGAAGTCAAGTTCGGTCGCTCCGGGCTCGGGTTCGCGGATCGCGCAATCGGGCAGGTCGAACAACTTCAGACGGAACTTCAGGAGGTCAAGGAGCGGCTTGACTTCCTGCATGGCCGCGAGGTCGAGGTCAGGATCAAACTGCTGCAGCTCCCGGCGGACTTCACGGACCCGACAGAAGGTCCTGCCGGCTTTGCGCAGGAACTGGCCCGCCGGGTTCCCAAGCCCAGGCCCCGCCTCGGAACCGCCGGAAACCCGATCAACCTCCAGAACAATGAACCGGCATTCGAGGATGGTTCGGCGGCAAGGCGCGGGGCCGCCCGCACCCAGGAGCGGGATGAGGCCGCCCGCTTCATCGACGATCTGCGCGAGCGCATCGAGCTGGTGCGCGAGGATCAGCAGCTTGCCGGGTTGAGCCGGACCAAGCAGGCACAGCTCACCGCCGAATTCGAGCGCCAGCGCATCGTCAAGCAGTTCCTCGGCGAAATCCAGGCCAAGGGCATCGCCGCGACGCCGGAGGAGATCGCCCAGGTCGAGGCCCTGGCGCAGAAATACCGCGACGAAGCCGTGGCGCTGGCGGTGCTCAATGACGTTCTTGAAACCGAGGCCGAGCGCCAGCAGGAAGCCGAGCGCGCGGCTGAAGCGCACCGGCAGGCGATCGAGCGCATCGGCGACGCCATCTCCGGCGCGATCCAGCAGGCCGACAGCTTCACCGACGCGCTGAGGAACGTCGCGGTCGCGCTCGCCAACATCCTTGGTCAGGATCTGGCCACGCGCGGGAAGGGCAGCCTGTTGGGCCAGCTGTTCGGCGCGGCGGCGTCCCTCGGCGGCTCGGCGCTTGTCCCCGGCGGCGGACTGCCGCCGGCCATCGTCCCGGGGTCGCCGTCCGCCAAGGGCAACGTCTTCGAGCGCGGAAACCTGGTGCCCTTCGCGCGGGGCGGCGTGGTGTCGAGGCCGACCGTGTTCCCGATGGCGCGCGGCGCCGGCCTGATGGGCGAGGCCGGGCCGGAGGCGATCCTGCCACTGTCGCGCGGACGCGACGGCAGGCTCGGCGTCGCCGGCGGCGGCGTCACGGTGCAGATCATCAACAATACCTCGGCGCAGGTCCGCGAGGAGCGCGCCAGGGGGCCGAGCGGCGAGGACGTGCGCCGGTTTATCGTCGAGGAAATGCAGAAGGCGACCGCGAGCGGCCAGATCGACAGGCAGATGGGCAGCCGCTTCGGTCTCGCCCCGCAGAGGCTGGTGAGATAGGACATGACGATTCCGACCTGGCCCCCCGGGCTGCCACAAAAACCGCTGATCAGCGGCTGGTCATGGCGGCCGCGCGACAACAGGGTGTCGTTTCAACCCGACGCCGGTCCAGCCATCGAGCGGCGCCGGGGCAGCGCCGTCGTGCACGAATACGAGGCCAGGTTTCCGCCGCTGACAAAGGCGCAGGTGGCGGAGTTCGAGACGTTCCATGACGATACGCTGGTCTCGGGCACCCTGCGCTATTCGTGGGACGATCCGGTCAGCGGGGAGACCCGTGAATGGCGGCTGCGCGAGTACAGCATCGCCTGGTCGCGCGAAAGCGGTAAATTCGATCTGACCTGCCGCGTCAACCGGATGCCGGCCGCCTGATGGTGATCGAGCGCACGATCCCGGCGGGCGCCAGGCGCGAGGCCGACCGGGAGGAATCCGCCGACAACCTGGTCGTGTTCCTGACCGTCACCCACAAGACGCTGACCGATCCGATTCGGGTGGTGTCGGACCCCGTGGATCACACGCTCGGCGGCGCGGTGTTCACGGGCTTCCAGTTCGACATCTCGATCCTGACCGACACGGAGGACGCGCCCTTCGCGCAGCTCAGGATCCAGAACGCCGACCGCCGGATCGGCGAGGCGCTGCGCTCGCTCGACACGCCGCCGAAGATCAGGCTGGAAGTGATTTCCGGCTCGGAATTCGATCAGACGGTCGACCCGCGCGCGGAGATCGGGACGGCGGCGCGAACCTACGTGGCGGACGAGCTGCTGCTGACCGCGGTCGACGCCGACGCGCTGTTCGTCACCGGGCGGTTGCAGGCGCGGGATTACGCGCGCGAGCTCTGGCCGGGCCGGATGGCGACGCAGGAATTCTTCCCGGGGCTGTTCCGGTGATCTGGTGGGCGAAGTATGTCGGAATCCCGTTCGTCGATGGCGGCCGGGACATATCCGGTGTGGATTGCTGGGGCCTCGTCCGGCTGATCTATGCGGAGAGGCTCGGCGTGAGCCTCCCCAGCTATGGCGAAATATCGGCGGCGGAGCTGATCAGGATCGCCCGCGCCATCGACGCCGGGCAGGAGCAGTGGGCGCCGGTGGAAGCGCCGCGCGCGTTCGACGTGGTGCTGCTGCGGCTCTACGACCGGGCGTGGACCGGGCATGTCGGCGTGGCGATCGACGGGACGCGGATGCTGCACACCGAGCGCGACATCGCGTCGGCGGTGGTGCCGATGGATCACTACACGATCAAGCACCGCATCGCGGGATTCAGACGATCGAGGGAGGCGGCATGCGAGAGTACGTGACGGCGCTCTATCGCGATCCGTTCGCGCTCGGCTCGCCGCGGTCGGCCCGGTTTCCGGCCGGACTGCGGCTCGATGAGATGGCAGAACGCATGCCGGGGCTGCCCCGGGGCTTCGCCCTGGACGGAGAAATCCGGATCGACGGCGCGATCATTCCGCGCGCGGCCTGGCGGCTGACGAAGCCAAAGGCGCGGCGCGCGGGGCGCCCCGTTGCCGTCACCTTCCACGCGCGGATACGCGGCGGCGGCGGCGGCGGCAAGTCCGGGCTGGCGATCGTCGGCGCGCTGGTGATCGCGATCGCCGCCACCGCGATATCGGGCGGGGTTCTCGGGCCGGCGGGCGCGCTGTCGATCTCAGCCAGCCTCGGCGCCGGCTCGGTCGGCGCCGTCGCCCTGAGCGCGGCTGTGTCCATCGTCGGCGGCCTGCTGCTGCGCGCGCTGGCGCCGCCGCCGGTGAGGCCGAAACTCGGGCAGCAGGGCGAGTTCAATCGCGACGCGCGCGGCAGCGCCAGCGCCCAGGGCAACATCCTGGAGCCGAACGGGCCGATCCCGCGCGTGGTCGGCTCGCGCAAGATATTCCCGCCGCTGGCGGCGGAACCCTATGTCTATTTCGAGGGACAGGACGAATGGGTCGAGGTGATCTACACGCTCGCCGGGCCGCACGATCTGAGTGACATCCGCATCGACGGCAACCCGATAGACGAGGCCGAGGATCTGGAATTCGAACTCCGCGAGGGCTGGCCGGGCGATCCGGCACTGAACATCGTCCGCCAGCAGACCCGCACCACGCCGATCCAGCTGGAAATGTCGCAGCACGACGTGAAGACGGACGATCAGGACGCGCTGGTCGACAACAGCCCGGCGAGCCTTCCCGGCTTCCATGGGGTGTCGTCGAACGCGGCGCCGGATCAGGTATTGATCCATCTGGTGTTCGGGCAGGGGTTGGGCAAGCTCGACGCGGTGGCGACGAAGCCGATGCGGGTGCCGTTCCGGCTCAGACTCCGCCGCCTCGGCGATGTCTCGTGGATCAATCTGCCCGAGCTGCATTACGAGGGCGCCACCCTGCGGCCGGAGCGGGCGACGATCCGGCTGATATTCCAGGACGGAGAAAACACCGTCATCCCGAACGTGCCGTCGTCCGGCGCCTTCGTCGAGGCCCGAAAACTGGCGCCCGGACAAACCACGATCATGCCGTCCACCGATGACTGGGCGGCGGATGGCTACTTTTCCGCCGGGGCCGGAGGCGACTGGCTCGACCAGAACACCACGGGCACCACCAATGTCCGCAACGTCACCCTGACGGCGGAAGGCGCGAACGTGTTCCTCGACACAGGCGTGTTCACCCCCGGAATCTACCAGATCGAGATCATGCGTGGCGCGGCGTTTTTGACCTCGAACTACACGGTTGCGACGTATTTCTATGATGATGGCACGACCGACGCGGTTCATGACTTCTTCTTCTGGCGCGCCGATGGCTCTAACTCCCTGATACCGGAGAGCCGCGAGAACGTGGTGGATTCCTGCACCCTGCTGCGCACGATTTCGCTCTGGGCCGCGGCTCCGGTCGTCACCGGAGAATTCGCCTATATCGCCGTCCGGGCGCGCAATCGCCGCATCGAGCGGCTCTCGACCGTGGCGTCCGGCTATGTCCGCGACTGGGATGGCTCCGGCTGGAACACCTGGGCGATCACCTCCAACCCGGCGCCGCATTTCCGCGACGTGCTGATGGGGGCGCTCAATCTCGACCCGTTGCCCCCGGCGCTGATCGACGATGCCAGCCTGGTGGACTGGCGCGCCGCCAGCATCACGCTGGACTACAGCTGCGATTACATCGCCGAGGGAGACCGGATCGCCGACGTCCTCACCATCATCGGGGGCTGCGGTTTCGCCCGGCCCTACCAGTCGGAAATCTGGGGTGTCATCCGCGATCTGGATCGATCGGCGGACGGGCCGGTGCAGGTGTTTAGCCCACGCAACAGCCGGGACTTCAAGTGGTCGAAGGCGTTCAGCCGGCTGCCGGACGGGTTCCGCATCAACTTCCAGGACGCGGAGATCGATTTCACCCCGGCGCAGCTGATCGTGTTTCGCCCCGGCGTCGCCGGGCCGCGCCTGGAACAGGTGAGCTACGAGGGGCTGACGGCGATCGACAAGCTCCAGCGGCGGGCCGCGTTCGACCTGGCGCAGGCCGAATTGCGGTCG